TATGGAGTCCCTCAGCCGATTACAGAATTAACTCTTGAACAAGATTTAAAACTAAGGCAGATAAAAGATTCCATTGAGAATCCACTAACAGCTAGAGAAGACATTAACACTGTCTTCCTAGCACTCCAAAAGCAGAACTTTGTTCTAGCTAACAGCCTTACAAATCTACTCAATAAATGGCCGAAACCACCAATGAAACCGGACCCGAATATTACAGGCGTGGATCCATCCCTGTCTGGTCCTTTATACGTGATCAGGAACTCAACTTCCACTTAGGAAACGCTATTAAATATATCTGCAGAGCAGACCATAAATATGACGATATCGAAGACCTCTCCAAAGCAATCCACTACCTCTCCAATGAAATCGAATTTAGAACAAGCAAGAGAGTTCAGGAGTGCGTTCAACGTCAAGAACTCCAAGACGCTCAAGTCGAGGAATATGCAAAAGAATTTGATCGTTGAGGAGTTCAAAGAATTTTTAGAAGCAGAGGGTATGTTGTTTAGACACAGCTCAGCTCTGCATGAGGATGCTATTAAAGAACTCAGTGATCTCGTATATGTTTGCTACCAATATGCAGCAAATATGGGATGGGATTTAGACGAAGCTCTACGTCGAGTCCATCAAAGTAATATGTCTAAACTAGATGAGGATGGAAAGCCTACATATAGGGAAGACGGAAAAGTACTAAAGAGCGCAAATTACAAACCACCTACTTTAAGTGATCTTGTCTAATGACAAATTTAATATCTAGAACTGGTCGGGTTCAGTCATGGATAGACGATCCTACCTCCCGCCTACCAGTGTCATGCACTGTCTTCGTAGTAGAAGACTCAATGGAAGGAAACAATGGAATCGAAGCAAGTTGGAGATTCGTCTCTCATGCACTCAGATATGGAGCAGGAGTTGCTGTCCATCTATCAAAGCTCAGACCCAAAGGAACTGAAAACGGAAAAGGTCTTACGGCTTCTGGCCCAGTCAGTTTCGGAAAAATCTACTCAACCTTAAATGAAATAATACGCAGAGGGGGACATTATAAAAATGGCGCGTGTGTCCTTCACTTGGATTTGGATCATCCTGACATTGTTGACTTTATTACTACTCCTAGATCCGAACTCCCATGGGTTAAGAGGTGTGTCAACATTAATGATGAGAAATGGAAAAACTCTGATCAGAACACCAAAGATGCAGTGATATATGGCATCAGGTCAGGTGACATATGGTTAAATAAAATTAAGTATGACAAAAATGAAAGAAGAATCAGAGGAAACGTTTGCCTTGAAGTATACTTGCCATCACGAGGAACTTGCCTCTTGCAACACATCAATCTTGGTGCCTGTAAAATCGGAGACTTGCAAGGAGCTTTCGCTGAAGGTATGTCCGACTTGTGCGAGTTACATAGCAAAACAGGCATTGATAGTTCTGGAGAATACCTCCCCTCACAGACGGATAGGCAGGTCGGACTCGGGGTACTTGGATTAGCTAATCTGCTAAGACAAAACAACGTCACCTATGCACAATTTGGTGAGGCATTAGCAGCTACTAACGATGGAATACCAGGATTAGGTACAGCTGGATTAATTGCTGGAGAAATATATAAAGGTATACAGAGTGCGGCTGTAATAGCTAGGAGATATAGTATGGAGAGAGCATTTGCTATAGCTCCTACTGCAAGCTGTTCATATAAGAGTCAAGATAGAGAAGGTTTTACTTGCACACCTGAGATAGCACCTCCTATCGCTAGGAGTGTAGATAGAGACAGCGGCACCTTTGGTGTACAAACATATGAATATGGTGATGTAGAGATCGCCTCAGAGGTTGGTTGGGATGCCTATAAGAAGGTAGCTGACGTACTAATGTATATGTTTAACCATACAGGGCTTCTTCACGGCTATTCATTTAATAGCTGGAGCGATGTTGTGACATACGACGAAAGCTTCGTGGAAGAGTGGCTGGATAGCCCCCAAACATCCCTCTATTATAGTCTGCAAATTATGGGCGATGTTCAGGATAAGTCAAGTGCATATGCAGCTTTAGACGAGAACGAAGTCCAAGACTATTTGCAAGGGATTCTACAAAAAGAACCCGAATACGATTGTCAAGAATGAATCCATATGAAAAGTTACTCAATAGAAAGAGAACATGGACACCAGTCCAAACAACAGCTGGGAAGCTTAAATCTGGAGCTGAAGAGACCCTCTACCGTTGCCTTGCAATACGGCATATGGAGCTACCAGTCGGCGAGTTTATTACAGAAGCACTTGAAAAAGATGTTCCCGACTCTGCAAGAATACTTTTAGAATCCAATGTCCAAGACGAGATCAAACATGACCTTGCTCTTGGCTACATAACAAACGCTATAGGCGTTGACGAGAAGTCTGAACAAGAGGCTTTTCGTCTAAGGGATGCGTGGGAAGCGCACCCTGATCACACAATAACTAAAGCCTTGGTAGCAGAACGTGCAATCTTCTTTGTACTTTTGCCTTTTTTTAGGTTTAATGGCGATGCTGGTCTCAGAACGGTATCAGCTGATATATCCAGAGACGAACAGATACACGTGGCCACTAATAGTCTCGTATGTGCTGATATGGGTCTTACTCCTAGTCAATCTCTGGATAAACTTAGGAAGGCCACAATTAACTGGATCATGGAGCCATTAGGTAAGAATACCTATGGCGATAAATATTTAAGTAAAAAATTTTGGCTGGATACTAGCGATAATCTTATGTATAACGGCAAGGCTCCTGAGCTAGTCGAAACTAAGTCAGCAAGAATGCCAGCCTTTTTCGAGCATAGCAATGTCAACCTACCCCAATACTCTTGAGTCCGTCATTGGACCAACACCTGAGTCCATACTGAATGAACTCGAAGAAATCTATCCACCTCTTAACCCTACTCCCGATGAATCAATGGAAAAAATTATGTATCGTGCTGGACAACGTTCAGTTGTGGAGTGGCTGAAAAACAAACTAGAGGAATAATATGGCTACAGTTTCAGAGGTAAGACAACTCTATAAAGATTTACTTGGTAGAGATGCAGGTTATTCAGATACACATTATTGGACACAGCCTGGCCAAGGATCTATAGATACCATTGCCGCTAATATTAAAAGTGGTGATGAGTATCGTACAAATAAGGTTAAAGAAATCTATGACGACTTCCGTATAGATGCAGATGATAAAGGTGTTAAACACTTTGTCGATAGTGGTGATGACTTTCAAAAAATACAAGATGATATAGGATCACACTTTCAAGTAGGTGGTTCAAGACATGACGATGCAAGAGAGACACTGCAAGATCTTTATGATGATCACTACGGTGTACAAGCAGGTGGAACACCTAACAAATCAATTGGCGACGAAGATGATATAGAAGCGCCAGGTAATTACTGGTTTGGTGAAGGTGGTTTAACTGAAGATGCTTCTGGCCATAGACCTCTACCTAACAATAAATTTGGTATGGGTAGCTGGGATACTATTGCAGCAAATATAGCTATGCACGACAATCATTATGCTGATAACGATCCTACGTTAGATGATGCAGGACCAAATGACCTAGATGGAAATGGTATCATTAGTAATGATGAGGTAGAACCAATAACGGAAGCTGCTAAAGAGGATATTGATGATCTAATAGACGCTGCTACAGACTCACCTGAAGAAACTCTTGAAGCTGCAGCGGATGCTGTAGCGGCTGATTATCCTGGTGAAATTGTCGCAGATACTAATGATGGTAATGTGTTTACTGGTACTGGTACTTTAGATGATGTAATTGGCGAAGCCGTCCAAGCTTTTGATAACAGCCGTGCTGGTGCTGAAGATGCTATTCCTACTACAGATCTTACTGCTTTCTCAGATGCAGTTGATGCTGAGGATGGAGATCTTTCAGCAGTGGCACCAGCGGCTTCGGGAGTAGATAATACAGCTGATGTTGCTGACATGATTGATCCTGATTATGTGGCTTCTGTTTCTGATCTCGACAGTACATTCACTCCAGAGGTAAATCCCCTAGATGATGTATTAAATGATATTGCTCCTGATGGTGTAGACCAAGCACAGTCTGATTTAGCATCAGATCGAATTGCTGAAATTAGAGCACAGTATGCTGATCAGATAGCTGCATCTAATTCCCGAAGAGATGCATCTTTAGCAGCAGCAGCAGAGAGTAGACGTCAACAAGAAGCTTCGCGAGCAGCAATAGAAGAGAGTAACCGTCGAGCAGCAGCGGCAGCAGCTTCGTCATCAAGTCCATCACCATCTGGCGGTGGCGGTGGAACCCCCTTTAGTTGGGCTACTCAACAAGCATTGTTTGAAGACTCGTTGAAATTTAATATGTCTAATCAAAACAGTAACTTTGCTAACCTTGCTACTGATCTCAATAGCAGGTTAACTGATTTCTCTCAAGAGCAGAGTGAAAAGTTTAATGATGTCTATAGCTCTCGAAGGCAAGCTATTGGTGAGCTTCAAACTGACTGGGGTAATAAGCTTCAAAAGCAAGAGGCTGGTCTGCAGGAAAGAATACAGATGACAGCCGATAACTTGAATGATCGTTTGACTAATATCTCCAGCAACATGAATTACAGAATGCTTGGAGACAGTGCAGCTGGGATCAAGATGAGAAGATCTAAAGCATTTAAAACTGGTCAGACATCTCAAGGTACAGGACAAATGAATAGAGCAATGAGAATCCAAACTCTTAACTTATAACAATGACAGCTAAAACTAGATATGACGCTTTATCCAGTGATCGTTCCCAGTTCTTAAACACAGCGCAAGAAGCTACAAAATTAACACTACCTCAATTAATCAGAGGAGAAGAAGAAAACTATAGAGGTGCTAAGAATCTGCCTACACCATGGCAGTCCGTCGGAGCAAAAGGAGTTGTGACTCTTGCATCAAAGCTGATGCTTGCACTACTACCTCCACAGACAAGTTTCTTTAAACTTCAATTAGATGATTCAGTACTAGAGCAAGGAGGCTTCCCTCCAGAAGCTAGGTCTGAACTTGATCTTTCCTTTGCAAAAATTGAGAGAACCATACTCGAATCTATCGCTGCCTCAAGTGACCGCGTGGTCGTACATCAAGCATTAAAACACTTGATTGTCGCAGGTAATGTATTGATCTTCATGGGTAAGGAAGGTTTAAAAATGTATCCTCTCAATCGCTATGTAGTCGAACGTGATGGCAACGGCAACGTGATTGAAATCGTCACAAGAGAAAGAGTTAACCATCAGCTAATAGAAAATGATGTCCCTCCTGAAATCTTAATGAAGAAAGCTGAGGAGAGTGTAGTTGATGAAACTACATCCCCAGATAGAGAGGAGTGCGATATCTATACACATGTCAGACGAGAGAACAATAGATTTGTTTGGCATCAAGAAGTATATGATTATGTAATTGAATCTTCCAAAGGCAAGTCTCCAGTTGATGTAACTCCATGGATACCATTGAGGTTCAACACTGTTGACGGCGAGGTCTACGGACGTGGAAGAGTAGAAGAATTTTTAGGGGATCTCAAATCACTTGAGGCATTATCCCAAGCACTAGTAGAAGGGAGCGCGGCTGCAGCTAAGGTTGTATTCACGATTTCACCATCCTCAACTACGAAACCACAAACCCTTGCAAACGCTGGTAACGGAGCCATTGTTCAAGGTAGACCTGATGACATTGGAGTCGTTCAGGTTGGCAAGACTGCAGACTTTAAGACTGCATTTGAATTAGCTACTCAGTTAGAGAGAAGATTATCTGAAGCATTCTTAATTATGAATGTCAGAGACTCTGAGAGAACTACAGCTGAGGAAGTCAGGATGACACAAATGGAATTAGAACAACAGTTAGGAGGTTTATTCTCATTACTTACTGTTGAGTTCCTAGTGCCATACCTTAATAGAAAAATGAATGTCTTTCAGAAGTTAGGAAAGATACCACGTGTACCTAAAGATTTAGTTAAGCCTACAATCGTTGCTGGAATTAATGCATTAGGTAGAGGTCAAGATAGAGAAAGCTTGCAAGCATTCCTAATGACCATTGCACAGTCTATGGGTCCAGAGGCTATTGGTACTTTCATCAACCAAGAGGAAGTAATCAAACGTCTAGCAGCTGCACAAGGTATTGATGTATTGAATCTAGTTAGAAGTATGCAAGAGATACAACAAGAAAGACAAGCTGCACAACAAGCACAGATGGATATGCAAAACAAGCAACTAGATGTACAAGCATTGAAATCACCATTAGCTGACCCAACTAAAAACCCTGCACTAGCTGCAGAAATGCAACCCGAATAACACCCTATGGCAGAAACACTTACATATGATTCAGGTACAGATACTGTTACCACTGAAGGAAATTTAAACGAAAGCGAACAAGAATCCCTACAAGTTGGGGAGGAGATGGAGCAACAGCAAGAAGCATTACTTGCTGGTAAATATAAAGATGCACAAGAATTAGAGAAAGCTTATGTTGAGCTAGAAAAAAAGCTTGGTTCTTCTGAGAAAGAGGAACCTAAAGCTGAGGAAGCATCTGAGAAATCAGAGGAGACTAAAGAAGAAGCAGCAGATCAAAACATTCTTGATAAACTTTGGGAACAAAGAGAAGGCGGTTATGATAAAGAAACATTAAAAGAACTATCTGAGAAACGTCCTGGTGAATTAGCCAAGATGTATATGGAGTTCAGGAATGAAGCTGTAAAGAATGAACCTACACCTCTAACAGAAAAAACAGTAGATCAACTAAAAGCTATAGCAGGTCCAGGTGACTCCTATAAAAAGGTCATGGATTGGGCTGAGGGTAATGTCTCAGAGAATGAGATTAAAATGTTTGATCATGTCATTGATCGTGGTGATCCTGCCTCTTGTTTCTTTGCTGTTCAAAGCTTAGTTGCTAGATATAACGATGCTACTGGAGTTGATGGAAAACTTGTAACAGGTAAACCACCAAGTCCTAAAGGCGATGTCTTTAAGAGTCAGGAAGAAATGGTAAGAGCCATGGAAGATCCAAAGTATGACTCTGACCCTGGCTATCGTCAGGATGTATTAGAAAAATTAGAACGATCAAACATTAACTTTTAATTATGACACCATACGGACCAGGTTCATACGGAACTAAAAAAGGTAGACCACCTAAGAAAGGTACTAAGAAGAAGTAGGTAGGTATGGCGACCTGACAGTTCATCATCGCCATTCACCTAGCTTTTAATTCAATGACAGTTATAACCGAATACGGTAAACAAAACATTTTCGCTAACGAAACCCCACCAAGACTTATGAAAAAAGA